GTCGCAAAATTGAAACATCAGATGATTTTATGTACGAGATCAAAGAAATTCGGGATGGCAACCCCGTAAAAAGTTCTGATTTTAACGAATCAGGAGCTAAGAACGATGGCAATTCATCCAACTGACAAAGGAAATGATTTCATTGAGTCGGGAATGACACTCATCACTGAAATTTCCTCAGAAAAATATTTAAAAAAATCAAAAAAACTGAAAAATTACGAGATTCCAGAGAATCGTTACTCAAGACCATGTGGTGGTATTGGTGGTTTTGACGATTTTGTCGAAAGATGGCATGAATAGCGTCATAAATAAGACAGATTTATTATTTTTTCATGCCTTCAGAGCGTGTAAGTAAGGGTTTCAAGGATCTCAGCATGTCATTTCAGATTAGCCCTCTGAATTATGACTTGATTGCGATCAAAAATGAGACTGCAATCGCTCGCTCGATTAGAAATCTTGTAACTACTCTTCCTGGAGAACGATTTTTTAATCAAAATTTAGGTTCAAACGTTGGAAATTCACTTTTTGAGAACATCAACGCAATTTCAGCGTCAGTCATTAAAGATGAAATTGAAAATACCATTAGAAATTATGAACCAAGAGTGAATTTGATCGGAACTGACGTATCTCCAGACTATGATAACAATAATTTTAATGTGACAGTCAAATATGAAATTGTTGGAATCGATGTATTACCTCAACAATTGTCATTTGCACTACAGCAAACACGATAAATGGCACTAGTTAACTTTAGCAATCTAGATTTTGATCAAATTAAGAGTTCTCTCAAAGAATATTTGAGAGCAAACTCTAATTTTACTGACTATGATTTTGAAGGTTCGAACCTTTCAACAATTATTGACGTATTAGCATACAACACTTATATCACTTCGTATAACGCTAACATGGTTAGCAACGAAGTATTCATTGATAGTGCAACTTTAAGAGAAAATGTAGTATCCCTTGCAAGAGCGATTGGTTATGTGCCAAAGTCTAGAAGAGCTGCAGAGGCACAAATATCATTTTTTGTAGATACGACAGGTCTTGCAACAAATCCAATTTCTTTAACTCTACAAAAAGGAATTGTTTGTACAAGTGCAGTTGCATTTGGAAATGAGAGTTATGCTTTTACAATTCAAGACCCAATTACCGTTCCTGTAGTCAATAAAGTCGCATCTTTTGATAATATACAAGTTTTTGAAGGAACTTACGTCACTCAAACTTTTACTGTTGATGCAAATGATCCAAATCAACGTTTTATTCTAACAAATGCAAATATTGATACTAATTTAATTCGCGTAGTTGTAAAAAATACTCAGAATAGCACCGTAACACGTAAATTTACGCTTGCAGAAAACTTAATTGGAATTAATTCAGAATCAAAAGTCTTCTTTATTCAAGAAATTGAAGATCAAAGATATGAACTAATTTTTGGTGATGACGTTTTTGGCAAAAAACTTGATAATCTCAATTATATTGAAGTTTCTTATGTCATAACCAATGGAGAAGCAGGAAATCGCATAAACAGTTTTAATTACAGTGGAAGGTTATTAGATAACAATGGAAATGTTGTTACGGAAGACATTTCTTTAGTTACAACAGATGCAACATCTCAATATGGTGCTGAAATTGAATCTGTTAACTCAATTAAAAACTATGCTCCAAGAATATATGCATCTCAAAATCGTGCAGTAACTGCAGCTGATTATGAAGCAATTATTCCATCACTTTACCCAGAGGCAGAATCTATTTCTGTTTTTGGTGGAGAAACTTTAAATCCACCAAAATATGGAAAAGTTTTTATTTCGATCAAACCTTATAATGGTTCCTTTGTTCCAAATTCAATTAAAGATAATATCAAAGCAGGATTAAGAAAGTATACAGTTGCTGGAATTGTGCCAGAAATTCTTGATTTGAAATATATTTACGTCGAATACGACTCAACAGTTTATTATAATGCAAATACTTCTCCAGGTGCTAGCACAGTCAAGTCTATTATTTCATCAAATATTGAAAAATATGCAGATTCTACAGAATTAAACAAATATGGGGCAAGATTTAAGTATAGTAAGTTTCAAAAAATAGTTGATGATAGTCATGCATCTATTACTTCAAATATTACAAGAATTGTAATGCGTCGTGATACAAAAATTGCTTTAAACAAACTTGCAGATTATGAAATATGTTATGGCAATGAATTTCATATCAAAGATTTAAAAAATGGATATAATATAAAGTCTTCTGGGTTTACTATTGATGGAGTGTCCGAAACATTGTACATGTCAGATATTCCAAATTCTGGTGGAAAAACTGGAGTAATATTTTTCTTTAGTTTAAAATCATCAACAGAACCAATCATAAAAAGAACGAATGTTGGTGTAATTGATTATGTGCGTGGAGAAATTAGATTGTCCGCAGTTAAATTTACAGGAACTTCTAAAAATGATGGAGGAGTTTCTATTGTACAAATTTCAGTAAGTCCTCAATCAAATGATGTCATCGGAAAAGAGGATCTTTATTTGCAACTAGATATTAATAACAGTGTGTTGAACATGCAATCAGATGATATCTCATCTGGAGCTAACATCTCAGGTTCAACTTATATCGTGACTTCAAGTTACACAAACGGAGCCCTTGTAAGATTATAAGATATGTCAGAAGTAAGAGTTAAGGTTAGTCAAGTTGTCGAGAGTCAACTTCCAAGATTCGTAAAGGAGGAGTTTCCTCTTGTTGTCGAATTTTTAAAACAATACTATCGTTCATTTGAATTTCAAAGTGGCGCATCAGATCTTCTACAGAATATAGATCAATATGTTAAAATTGATCAACTTGCAAATCTTACAGAATCTACAACACTCACTTCTAATGTCTCTTTTGTTGATGAGACAATTTCCGTAGAATCCACATATGGGTTCCCAGACTCTTATGGATTAATTCAAATTGATAATGAAATCATCACATATACTTCTAAAACTTCAACACAATTTTTAGGTTGTATTAGAGGATTTAGTGGTGTAACTTCATATGAAGATCCAGCAACAACAGATCAACTTGTATTTTCCGATTCTGAAATTGCAGAACATACTTTAGAATCTACTGTAACTAACTTAAGCGTTCTTTTCTTAAAGGAATTTTTTAACAAAGTTAAAAAACAAGTTAGCCCAGGATTTGAAAGTAGAGAATTATATTCTAGTCTTAATCAAAATCTTTTTACTAAACAATCAAAAGATTTTTATTCATCAAAAGGAACTGACGCTTCTTTTAAAATTTTATTTGCAGCCTTATATGGAAAGAATGTTGAAGTTATACGTCCAAGAGATTATTTAATTCAACCTTCGGACGCTCAATATAGAATCACCAAAGATCTGGTAGTTGAAGCAATTGAAGGGGATCCAATGAATCTCCAGAACAAAACTCTATATCAAGATTTTGATGGATTCTTTAAAAAAGCAGAAGGAACAATATCTAAAGTCGAAAAAATAATTCGTGGTGAAAAAGAGTATTATGTTCTAAGTCTTGATTATGATTATGATAAAGATATCAATGTTTCTGGAACAGTTTTAGGAGAATTTGCTATTCATGCAACAACCCAAACTGTAACAATAACTGCAATCAATTCTACAACATTGGATGTTGATTCTACAGTAGGATTTCCATCTTCTGGTGAGTTAATAATAGATTTAACAAATGGAACATCTCTAACTGTAACTTATGAAGAAAAATCTTTAAATCAATTTTACGGATGTTCTGGAATTACGCAAGAATTCTCTAGTGGACAAGAAATTAGAATTAATGCTTTTGCATATGGATATGGAAATAATACAGCAACTGAAATTGTAAAAGTTAGGGTTAGTGGAGTATTATCAGATCTTGATATTTTAGATAAAACTAGTTTCTATCAAAAGAATGATCTTGTTAAGATAAAATGTTTAGGTGTGAATTTAACCGATTATAAATCAAATAATTGGTTATTCAATGCTTCAACAAGATATGAAGTTAAAACAATTGAACTTATTGATTCTTCAGATTATAC